CTGGATGAAGTTCTATGACAGTCATGGTAGCTTTATTTCTTGTAATTTCATCATTAATAAAACCTATACCATAACCTATAGATAAAACATTAGCTCCATTAAATAATTCATTAAAGAAAGGCTGATATGTTGAAAATTCATATTCAGTATCGGACATCATTAATTCATTATCAGTATCATTCCATAAAATTGTATATGAATTACCAACAGTGGATTGCGAAAAATACGGAATCCAAGACTCGGATGGTAAATTTTCATTTCCTGTAAATGTGTATGAATTTCTTCTTATCATGATTTATATATTCTACTTAATATGGGGTGTAATCTGTTTTAACAACTAAGATAGGATCGTCTTCCTCTAATTTAGGATCTATTTGATCAATAATCCCATATGCATCCAGTTTGCCATCAATTTCCATTGAAGTTAAGATATCTAATAAAGCACTAGCTTTCATATAGAAATAAGGCTTTCTATCAAGATACTTGTTATCCATGATCCTATATTCAATAAGTGTCTTATTAAAGATATCTAATTCTTTTCTATCCAAGAGCTGTGTTAAATCAAAAATGCCTTCAAGAATACTGAAATAAAAACTTAAGACATGCCCAGATTCACCTTTAACTAATCTTGTGTATTTTTTATCATCATTTACACTAAAAGTTAGAAATTCTAAATTTTCTAATCTACTTAGAATAGAAACAATAAAGTAAACAGAATTAGGCTTAAGCGCAGGATTAGGTAAAAAACCAGAATTTTCAGCTTTTTCTATTTCGGTACGTAAACGCTTACTTGTTTTTATAGCATTAAGAAAAGAAGATACTTTAACAGTATATTCATTACCATCTTTTGATAAGTTTAAATTCTTACACTCTTTTTTTACTCTACTAATAATTATACTATCAAAGTAATCATACTTAAAAAGAGTAAATTTTATATGTGTTGGAATTCCTAGTTCAAAGATGTTATCAATTAGCATCATTACCCATCTGTTTTTCTAATATATCTATCGCAGAACGAACTTGTAATGGGTCATATTTTAGTGCTTCTTTATATTCACGTTCACCAATTTCATTGAACTTCATATATTGTTCTAAAGCTTTAGGATTAGGTGACCACTCCTTTGCTTTTTGTTTTGGTGACTTTTTTACCTTTGTGTAAATAAATCCAGGAACCCTATTAAATTTTGATGCAACCAATCTCCATGCTTCTGCTTGACCTATTGGATCAATTTTTAATGCATTAAACATATTTGCTTGAATGGGAAATTTAATACTCATAAATCTATTTGTCATAAATGAGTTTTTAGATTTATCATATCCTTTTAATTTATCCCATTGTTGGTCTTTACCAAATAAGACCTTTATATAGTCAAATAGTTTCATTACCTTTTATTATTTATATGATGTGTTAATGTGTTTGTTTATAAAAAGAGAGAATTAATAGAAAGATTCCTGAATAAATTTCTCTTTATCTGTTTGTGATAACAATAAGTCATTAAATATCATTGGAAGCTCTTCTTGGCTAGACCTCCAAGGACTTACGTGTTGTAACATTTTATCTTTCATTTCCTGTACATGTGGTGCAAAAGGAAATTCATTTTGTATGTTATCAAACATTGTAGAGTCACTTATATAAAGATCACTTGACATTGTTATGAAATATCTTATTTTTCTTTGTTGGTGTAAAGCTAAAAGTTGAACTGAATAAAGATGATCTTCTCCGTTAGGTATATCTTCATCCATCATTATTTTTGCACTTTCTCTACTTTGTAGTAAAACTCTATCATAACTAACTGGGTGTTCATGATCTACCCAATGAGCTTGTCCTACACCATGATCAGGTCTTTTAACCAAAGATATGCCCCAAACACAACCCCAATATTGACCTTCATCTCCTACTTTAAAATGGTGACCTCCTCTTTGATAATGATCTACTACATCTAAAGGAAGAAGTCCTAATACATCTAAATTAGGATAATGCTCAATATGTTGACCCATAGATCTCGCATAAGTAGGATATAACCAATCATCTCCGTCTATTTGAGATACAAAATCAGCATCACTTTCTAAAAATAATTTCCTACAAGAATTTTTACCCATACCAGGTTTTCCATTACTTTCAGTTCTAACTACTCTAAATGGAAAGTTAGCATTTATTACTTCTGTATAATACTCATCATTTAATGTATTAACTACAATAACAGGTTCTATTACAACATTGTCGCATTCTTCTAATCCTTCTACCGATTTTACAAGCCTGGTAAGTTTATCTAATCTGTGGTGTGTAAGTAAACAGACTAATATCTTATACTTAATAATCATATTAAAAAATCTTATCTTGTTTTTTAGTGTCCTTAATAAAAGAAAGATCACCTCCATCATCATCGTCATCTTTAAAGAATGATGCCTTAAAGGAACTGTCAACTTCTTTTGCATATTCAGTTCCTTCCAGTAAGGATTTCATAGTAGAGATAGTCTTTAACTGTAGTCCTCTTTGATTCATCTTAGACTCAACTGATTTAAACATTTCATCTAAAATACCTTCTGGGATTGATTCAGCAGCAAGAACCATAAGATTGACATTAGATTTAATATTTGCAATAATCTGTTCTCGGCTCATATGTTTTGCATTCATAACTCTAATAACCATATTTGCTAAATCAGTTACATATTCTTCATTATAGAGATACATATGAGAAAGATGGCCATGTTTTTCTTTAAACTCTGCAATGATAGCAGTTGCCTTTTTCTCACTGATACCGTATCTACGATTTTTTGAAGTATAGTAATATGCAGGAGGAACATTATCACCAGCATCACCAGTAAGAACTTTACGGAAACGGAAGTCTTCTGGATCTATTTCAACAATAGATGCCTTTTTCTTTTTAACCAAGTCTTTAAGTAATTTCTTAGCTTGGTTTTCTGGAGAAACAGAAACCTTAAGAACATCAAACACATCATCGGAAGTTTCAGAAACATCCTCAGTATCTAACCATTCAGAAAATCCTTGGTATGTGTACAGCTTCTTATGTGCTGGTGAAAATAGAATAGTATGAGTATTATTGTTTTTACTCTTATCTACTAATTGAACAAGATCTCTATCACCAGTAAACATAATTACCGATTTGTCATTTGCAAGAGATTCTGTATTCCAAGCATACATAAGATCATCTCCTTCAGCACCGTCAATTTTAGAAATAATAACACCTTGCTTAGATAAGATGGAAATAAAATCAGATGTAGCTTTAGAGAAATTATCCCAGTTAATATTACTGTCCTGTTTACGGTTACCCTTATAATCAGCTTCTGGGTAAAAGTCTTTACGCCATGACCTAGAATCTACTGTCCAAACAACACGATCTATAAGACCCTCAAATAATCGGATCTGATAAGCAAAATCGGTTGCCAATTTTTTGACAAATGATTGGACCTCTTCATCAGTACCTAATAAGCCTTTCTTTTTTGAACGACTAGGTATAACATATAGAGTCCTAAACAAAAAGTAGTTTCCGTCGATGACAAATGTATGTCTGCCGGTTTTCTTCATATTATTAGTATTTAATTTAATTATAACAGGTTAGATGCCATTCTGAAAGTTACGGAGAAATTCATTTTCTAATTCAATAAGGTTTAAATTAGGCTTGTCTCTTTTCATATGCCAAAAGGTTCTAACTGCATTTCCTAATTCATAATTATTAGGATAGAGTTTAATTAGTTGATCTAAAAATTCTGGTGTCATGCTTCATTTACTATTGATTGCAGTTCATAGATACAAGCAAGCATTGATACTGCAGGATCAATTACTTGCTGCCTTTGTGACTGGTATTTTGCAACCGTTACAATTATTTGTGGAATAAATTGGGTGTATGATTGCCTATCTTGTTTTATAAAATCTATAAATTCTGCACCTAGAGAAGAAAGTACATCATCAGTTCTATTTGCATAGTTTGATAACATATATTGATAATTCTTTACAGGATCAGTTCCATCAATCACAAGGTCATAGATATCTTTATAGACTGAACTAAACTTCTTAATATCTTCTACATTAACAGTTTCCAATCCTTGTGATTTAAATCCTTGGATTGTGTTAAGCATATTACGAAGATCAGGAAATTTTCTTTTTACCAATTCAACCGCCGCGTGTTTATCAATACCTATGCCTTCTTCTTTACAGATTTGTAAAACTCTCATTATGTAACCTTTCATAATTTCAGTTTCCTCTTCTTTTGAAAAATCAAAATCAATCATTTCAAATCTGGATTGAATTGGATCTGGTACTTTATTAATGTAATTACACGTTGCGATAAATCTTGCATTAACATTAAATTGATCCATCGTAGCGCGAAGAGCCTTAAAGAATTGATCGGATACCCCATCAATCTCATCAAGAATAATAACCTTCATTTTACCAGGTTCATCCATGATAGAACGATTTGCACAAAAATCAGTAATACGATTTCTTACAATATCTACTGATGTGTCGGTTGATGCGTTAATGTAAAGATAAGGATGTTTGAAATGTTTAACCATTGCCTTTGCAGCAGATGTCTTACCAGTACCAGGACTACCGTGTAAAAGTAAATGCTGATAAACTCCCTTTGCCAATTTGTCTCCAACTCGTTTAGGAGTAATAAGATCATCTAAAGATTGAGGCCGATACTTTTCTGTTAAGAGTATGTTTTGTACATTCTTCATAAAATAGATTTATTTTTATATGTAAAAATTGGATATGGTTTCAAAAGGAATAAATAAAAAAACTGACCTATGCGCCGCATAAGAAAACTTAGAAAGAGGGTTGATATACTTTTACCTAAAGACGATTCTGCAAATAATCCTAGCAGAATAGTTAAAGGTGTTCAAAGAAATAAAGTAGTTAAAAAAGTTACGGTACCAACACAGGTGGCAAAAGCAGAGATAAAAAGAAAAGAACCTTATGTTACACCAAAGAAATTTAAGCCAGTTGAGCCAGTTTGGCAAGGTGAAACAGTTTACTTAATAGGTGGAGGGCCATCACTAAAAGGATTTGAGTGGAATAGACTAAAAGGAAAGAAGACTATTGCAATAAATAAAGCTATAGAGTTTTGGCCACATGCCGATGCTATGTATTGGACAGATGGTAGAATATATGCATGGCTTAAAGAAAAGATTCATAATTTTAAAGGCTTAAAATTTACCGTTAGGGCTATGCCTTATGAAGATAAGACAATTCATATTCTTAAAAAGGGTCAAAAATTTGGTTTAGAAACTGCGAGAGATACTTTAGCACATGGTAATAATAGCGGCTATGCAGCAATTAATTTAGCAATCCATTTAGGTGCAAAAAGAATTGTTCTTTTAGGATATGATATGGGTAATAATGGAAAAAATAGCCACTTCCATGATGGGTACCCAGTAAATGCTACTGGTGAAAATATCTACAAAGATCAATTCTTACCTGGGTTTAATGTTATTAAAGAGTTACTAAAAGGTAAAGATATCCAAATATTTAATGCATGCCCTACAAGTAAACTTAATGCATTTAAAAAGATAACTATAGACGAGGCATTAGCCCTTAGATGATCTGCGTACATAGGTGAGGAACTCCCTCTGTTCACCTTTTAGAAGAGATTTACAGTGTTTAGTAAATTTAATGGACGAATCTATTATCCTTTGATCAACCCTTTTATTCCGTGAGTTATGAGCCTCTGAGCATTTCTTACAAACAAAGTTTTCTACTTTCTTAGAATCCATTCTTGATTTAATGTCAGCTTTACAGATTCCACAATTCCAATCTACTAAATCGGAATCTTTTTCTAATTCTTTTATGTTAGTAAACGTTTCTCTAAAAGGATTCCAAAGAATGCGGTTAGGATTCTTTTCATGATCATTCATATCCTCCACTTTAAATATGATTTCATATACCTGTGGATCTGGTTCTAACCATTTAAGATAATCATTCTCTACCATGAATCGTTGCTTTGAAGGCGGCAGATTCTCCAAAAGAATACCATGCCGCCTTCTATACCATCCAAAGTTTATTTTACGAACTTTGTACATTAAGATTTATTTTCCATCAGTCTTCTGAACTTAGCAGAAACTGACTCGTTTACATATTCTGATTTATCTTCGGAAATTACCTCAGCTTCAAAGGCAGCCAATTCAGATTCCATTAAAGATAAGAACTCAGGATCCAAGAATCTTTCTTCAGCCTCATTCTTTAATTTATTAATTTTTTCTTGGTATTTTGCCTTCTTTTCTTCATCATCAGTACCGTCAATTAATTTCTGATATCTGGCGATCATATCGTCCTTTGAGTTTTTACCACTCTCTGGTCTAGTCGTAGGTTCCTTTGGTTCAGCCGGTTCTTTAGGTTCAGCCGGTTCTTTAGGTTCAGCTGGTTCCTTTGGTTCAGCCGGTTCCTTTGGTTCAGCCGGTTCCTTTGGTTCAGCCGGTTCCCCATCAGCTTTCTTACCTTTACCATCATCAGTCTTTACATTATCAAGATTCTGTTGGTTTGGTGTATCATCGGCTTTCTTATCGTCAGCCTTTTCATAATCTTTAAGTTCTCGTTGATCGGCAGCAACCTTTTGGTTAAGACCTTTAATCTTTAACTTAAGTGCCTTTGCTTCTTCCCCATCAGCAGTCTTAAGCGCAGTTTCGGCAGCAGCCATTTTTGATTTATTCTTAGCAATAGAGGCAACCTTTTTAAGACCTGGTGTTGTTGCTAATTGATCCATTCTATCTGAGATAGCAGAAGCCTGATCTTTAAGTGCCTGATTTTTTTGAGTATTTGCAGCTTTAAGAACATCAGCTTTGCTTTTATCCATATTACCAGCAGCCTTCTTCTTTTCAAAATCAAGGTTATTAATTGCAACCTGTACTAAAGCCTGTTGGTATTTCTTAGCGTTATTCTTAATCTTCGTAAACTTAACAGGGCTACCTAACGCAGCTCCAATATTTTCGTTTAGTGTTTTATCCAAATCAGCCTCAAATGCTTTAGATGATTCGTTTAACATTTTGTATCCTTCAAAAGATAATAATTTCATGATCTATATTATTTTTCTGTTGTTTTATATATTTGAGACTATTAAACAAAAAAGGTCCGCCTTTCGGCGAACCTTTCTTAAAGTATTTATTACTTTACATTCTATTAGATAAAGCTTACGCCATCGAATGTTTTGAATGCAACAGTGTAATACATTGTTTCTGGGTGGAATCCAGCGTCTACTAAAGCGAAACGTGATTTAACCGCGATTTTAGGAGCCATAGTTCCTTCAGCGATTGTTTCAACAGATTCAGCCATTAAGTAAGGCATGAATACCAAACCTGGAGAGTTTCCGTCACCTTTACGTCCAACTGCAACTCTGTAGTCATCCCAAGCCATGTTAGGATCAACATAAATAGTTACACCAGCAAGAGCACCAATTGGGAAAAGAGATCCACCTGCTTGGTTGATTGTGTTAGACAATGGGTAAGGAACGAATCCTGCGATATCCTGGAATGCAGTAGCAAGTTCACCAGAACATACTGCGAAAGTAGCAGGACCTCTACGACCTCTTGTTGCGATCAAGTTAGATGCAGCAAGAATCTTAGTGTACATTCTTCTTTGGATTGTACCTTGAGTTTCACCTCCACCAGTTACGTTGGTTACAGCAGAACCTGCACCTAAAGTAACATTAGCACCGGTGTTATCAAATCCTAAGTTGAATCCAGCAGCGTTGGCAGTAGTTGTACCGTCACCGAAAGAAGCAGATAACAATAATCCTTCAACAGTGTTTACATTCTTAGAGTTAGTAGCACCGTTACGGAAGATACGATCCAAGATGTATTTGTTGATAGACTGAGTCAATTCGTTAACCAATACAGCTTCTACTTGAGCAACTGCGTCGATTCCAAATTGCTTAAGGTCTTGAACTTGCTCACGAGTAACAGCAGCAGCAACTTGGTAAGTCTTAGCAGCAACTGACTTATTAAATAAGCTCAATCCCATGATGTTATCAGGAGTAGCTTCACCTACACCTCTTTCGTAAGGTTCAACACCATCGATGCTAGTAAATGGAATAGAACCGTTATTGCTTTCAAAAGCGTTACCGGAGAATCCAGTAATGTGATCTTCTAAAGCTTTAACGTATTCAGCGTTTCCATCCCAAGTACCAGAAACAGTAGAAGCTGCATTATCAGAGTAGAAAGCAACACCATTTGCAACGGCATCGTAAATTGGCTGGAAACCTTCTTCACCTTGACGGAAAGTAGTGTCAGTAGCACTGTTATTACCTCTTACACGGAAGATTTGGTATCCGTCAATTCTAGATTTACCTACGTAAGTTAATTCGTAAGCAGCATTACCTGCAGCAGCTGCAGCAGCAGAAGCAGCGTAAACTACTTGATCAACTGTCCAAGTATTTCCAGTACCGACATCAGCTTTTACTTTGATTAATAAAGGAGCACTGTCAGTAGCGATTCCACCAGCGTCAGTAACTCTACCTCCACCGTATACAAAGTCTAAGTAAGTAAGAACTCCCATAGGACCTTGCATTGGTACAACAGGTACTAAGTCTAAACCTACAGTCTGAGCAGCAACTTGCATAGCAAGTGGCAACAAAGAAAATGGTCTATCACCTGAACCGTTTACATAACTAGTAGAATTGAAACCATCCATTGTGGTAGGGTTTCCTGGTAAAGTAACGGCATTCATACCCTGAACATTCATGTTAGGATTTAAGTGTACAGTATTGTATACACTCTCATTAAGGTTATGGTAGTGGCAGTACTTAGACATCCAAGACAACTTAGACTTTTCAGTGATACCGGTAGCCTCCTCAATGATAGGGCCCCAAGTCTTTTGAACTTCGGCCTCGTTAATTAATTGATTTGCGTACATTTTAGTATTTTTATTTTTTGCACTTTTTGTATAATCTATCTACAGTTCTTTGCTTCTTAACTATTAGATTGAATTTCTTTATTTATTTGCCTAGATTAAACTTAACTTTACTGATAAGGTCAGCAGCAAAAGATTCATTTACCAAAGGTTCTGATTTCTTTGCAGCCTCAGCAGCAGTTTTGCTTTCATTAATAGCTTCAGTTGACATTTGAGTATCTCTCAGATCTCTTGTTGCCCAGAAATTATTAATTCCGTATTGGTTACCTAGTTGGTGGAATTTAGATTCCGCGATGATCTGTGCCTGGCGAGCTTCAGAAAGGTTATTCCACTTAGCTCTATACTTTTCTGGCATATCATCAATTATATTTAATTCTCTTCTCTTCTCAATAAAGGCAGATTCCCAAATGTTTTCTGCTTGCACAGTAGACATAATTGGTTGAGCGTTCATTGATTCAACAATCATTGCTTGTTTCTCAGCAGGAAGAGTATTAAACTGGTTCTTTTTAGATTCTCCTAAGAAGTTCATAAAATGCATTTCAGAAACATTCTTAGTTTCGGCTTTAGCAATCAGTCTTTCCAATTTTTCTTCAATAGAATTTTTGTAATCTTCACCTTCATGCTTCTTTCCACAAGCTTCATACATTTCTTTAAGTCTTCCTTTATCACAACCAGGATACTTTTCGCAAACTTGCTCATATGTCATTCCTTCATCTACACATTTTTGCATTTCTTCCATAGATGGCATTGCTTCAGCATTTACAGCCATTGCCTCATTAAGAGTTTCACCTTCTACAGAATTTACATTTTCTGCAATGTATTCAGAATACTTAATACTCTTTTCTAATCCTTCACCAAGGTATTCGGAGTAAGCAATATTTTGATCAACTTTTTCGGCTACATATTCAGAATACTCAATTCCTTTTTCAAGGTTTTCGGCTACATAGTTAGAATATTGAATTCCTTTATCAGCCATCTCTGCTACATGCTCGGCATATTGAATACTTCCATCAAGTTCTTCAGCCAAGTAAGAGGCATAGTCCTTAATTGAATTTACATTTTCAGCGAGATAGTCAGAATAAGAAATGCTCTTATCTAGATTTTCAGATAAGTATTCAGCATAATCAGAAACCTGATTTACCTTTTCTGCAATATGCTCAGAATACTTAATAAGCTTTTCAATCACCTCATCATTATTAGAGTTAGCAGATTCCTTAACGTTATTTAGAACTCCGGATACATATTCAGTATACTTTTGAAAATCTTCAACAGTTACAAAATTGTTATTTTCCATTGTTAAATCTTTTTTATTATCTGTGTTGTTTTCAGTTTCTTCCATTTCATAGATTATTAAAGTACCATCATCTTCAAAACCAAAAGATTCATTTACTCTTGATAACTCGGCATTCTCAAAGCCAGGATCTGCAACCAAGTCATAAGTAAAGAATTTTTTAATTTTAACCTTTCCATTTTCATCTACCGTACCGGCAGCTCTACTTGAAATATGTAAAGGGATACCATCTTTGATAAGAGCTTGTGCTTCTTTACCTTTAGATGTATTTAATAGTCTAATTTTTCCAATAACTTGCTTTTTAGCTGGATCATAGTTTAATGATTCAACAACATGAGAAACATTAGCCAAACTAACATCAAAATCTTTAGGATGATCTAATTCACCTAAAAGCTTATTGGTTTTAACTTTTTCTTGTAGTTCATTAATATGAGGCATTACTTCTTTTTCCTCATATATTCTGTTATTCTTGTTACGAACCCCAAACTCGGTAAAGACACCTTCTAATACAACTGAACCGTCTTCTCCGGTAGTTATATCTAGGTTTGACTTAGCTCTCTCAAGAATCAATAATTTCTTTCCTGACATTTTCTACTAGTTATTTGATTTATATATTACAATCTTTGTAAACTTTTTATCCAAGACCGGCTAATGGATCTTCATCCACAGCACCATCTTTCTTTTCTGGTTCAAAATCGGACTTATCAGCCCCTAAAAGGATTTTTTCTATATCCTCTTCTTTATATCCAGCTTCTTCTAATTCTGTCCTTTCTTTAGCCCTCTGGTTAGCTTTTAGATCCTCTCGGGTAAATCCACCATATCTCTTAACAAGGAATCCTAAATCAAAGTATGGAATTTCTGTCATTTCGGCATCCATTGTACTTAATTGTGTTTTAAGGTTACCAATAAAATCAACTCTCTTTGTTTGTAATTCCATTTCTTTCATTTCCTCAAATACATTATCTTTAACAAATTTAAGTCCTAAACCAGCTTTAAAGGAAACATCATTTTTTAACTCAGGGTGGTTAATACACATTTGAAGATATACTGGCTTAATTAAGATTTCCTGGAATAAGGATCTTAACCTGGCTACAAATTTTCCAAATTTTATTTCATCTCTTAACATACCGCTGGCATCCATATCATAAGTATTACCACCTTCTTTATCAAATCTTGAGAAAGGAATCTTAGATGCCATTTTTAATCGGTCTGCAAAATATTTCAGAGATTCAGTATCTCCTAAATCTGGACCATCGCCACCAACAGTACTGATTTCTGGAGATTCTCCATCTTTAGACGGTAACCAATATTCTTTATTGAATGGCATCATTGGTTTACCGTTTGTTTGTATTTCACCACTTTCGTAATTAAAGTCTACTACTTCACGGTAAGAATTCATTAACTGAGCCAATGATTGTTTTGCCCTAGTTTTAGATTTACCACCGACAGGTATAATAAATTGAGTTTTAAATGAA